GGTAGTTCGCGCGCGCACGCTTTAGCTAGCGTCAGCGTTGAATGGTCTCAAACGAGTCTCAAGTCGAGACGCATGAGACACAGTCCCCCCAGTGGTTCAATAGTTCAACAGTTCACTATGCTTTTAGTGAACGATAAGAGTCAACAACAGAGTGCTGGTCACATTTAGCGAGTTTGCCGCAATCAAGGGCTGCGCTAAGGGCACGGTTACGGCAGCCACCAAAACCCGCATTGCTGATGCCGTGGTTGAGAAGGATGGCAAGCGATGGCTGGATCGTGATCTTGCGTTGCAACTGTGGAACCGCAACACAAAGGCAACTCACAATGCCAAGGTGAGCAAACCAGATTCGATCGAGCCACTGCCTCCACGAGATGCGCGTGAGTTACGGCAGCAGGTGGCTTGGTTGCCAGATGATGAGATCCCGGAGCTGAATGAAAGCCGTGCGCGGCGTGAGCATTACCAGGCGGAGCTGGCCAAGCTGGAGGTGGATCTAAAGCGGAAGGAGCTGGTGCCGGCGGTGGATGTGCAGAAGGAAGCGTTCGCGTTGGGGAGGAGCGTGCGTGAGGCATTGGCCAACCTGGCCGACCGGCTGAGTTACCAGTTGGCAGGGGAGACCGATCCGGTACGGATCCATGCGGTGCTGACTGATGAGCATCGTGCGGCGTTGGTGGAGCTGAGCAATGGCTAATCCATGGAGGGTCGGATTCCTCGAGGGCCTGCGGCCGGAGCAGCCGTTGACGGTTAGCGAGTGGGCGGACCGTTACCGGAAGCTGAGCAGCAAGGCGAGTGCGGAGCCGGGGCCATGGCGGACAGGACGCACGCCGTACTTACGCGAGCCGATGGATTGCCTGAGCAGCAACAGTCCAATCCAGCGGGTGGTGATGATGTTTGCGGCACAGACTGGCAAGACGGAGGCAGGCAGCAACTGGCTGGGCTATGTAATTGACCATGCGCCGGGTCCGATGCTTTGCGTGCAGCCGACGGTGGAGATGGCGAAGCGGCTGAGCAAGCAACGGCTCGAGAGCATGATTACTGACACGCCATGCTTGGCGGCGAAGATTGCGCCGGCGAGAACGAGGGATTCGGGCAACACGATGTTCAGCAAAGAGTTCAGCGGCGGGATCATGCTGCTGACTGGGGCTAACAGTGCGACGGGCCTGCGGTCGGCGCCGTGCCGTTACCTGTTCGCTGATGAGGTGGACGCATTCCCCAGTGATGTGGATGGTGAGGGTGACCCGGTGGCACTGGCTGAGCGCCGGACAACTACTTTTGCCAGGCGGAAGATTCTGCTTACTAGCACGCCAACAGTGAAAGACTTCAGCCGGATTGAGGCGGAGTATTTGCGCAGCGATCAGCGGCGGTTCTATGTGCCGTGCCCTAACTGTGGTGGGATGCAGTGGTTGCAATGGCCGCGGCTTAAGTGGGACGCGAAGCGGCTGGGGGATGTGCGCTATCAGTGCGAGCACTGTGGCGAGCGTTTTGAGGAGAACCACAAAGCGGCCATGTTGTCCGCTGGTGAGTGGCGCGCGACGGCTCCAAGCGATGGCCGGACCGCTGGCTTCCAGCTGTCGGGGCTTTATAGCCCGCTTGGGTGGTGCAGCTGGGAGCAGCTGGTGGATGATTTTCTACGCGCCAAGTCAGACGCGCCAGCGTTGAAGGCGTTCGTGAATACGAGGCTGGCTGAGACCTGGGAGGAGGATTACGCCGCGGCCGTGAGCGCTGATGGGTTGATGGCCAAGCGGCTGGCGTATGAGTCGGGCACCTGCCCCGATGGCGTGGTGCTGCTGACGTGCGGCGTTGACGTGCAGGACAACCGGCTGGCGGTGAGTGTGTGGGGCTGGGGTGAAGGTGAAACGGGTTGGATGATCTGGCACCAGGAGCTGATGGGTGACCCGACGCAGACGGAGGTGTGGGGCCAGCTGGATCAGGTGCTGGTGACGGAATGGGCAACGGCTGCGGGCAAGTCGTTAAAGGTGTCTCAGGTGGCGGTGGACAGTGGCGGCCACTGCACCCATGAGGTGTATCGATATGTGCGCGACCGGGTGCGACAGAACGTGGTGGCGATCAAGGGCAGCAGCAGGCGCAACAGCCCGGCAGTTGGCAAAGGCAACAAGGTGGACGTGAGCTGGCAGGGGCGGGTGTTGAAGCGTGGCGTGACGCTGTATCAGCTGGGGACTGACACGATCAAGACAACGCTATTTGGCAGGTTGCGGCATAACGAAGCAGGCGGCATCGGGACGCTGCACTTCGGCATGGCAGCAGATGAGGAATATTTCAGGCAGTTGACGAGCGAACGGCAGGCGCTGCGGTATCACCGCGGGTTTCCGATTCGGGAGTGGGTGAAGAAAGCAGGCGATCGAAACGAGGCGCTGGACTGTGTGGTCTATGCCTACGCGGCCATGCTTCTGTTCTCAAGACGGATGAACCGCGCGACGATGTGGCAGCAGCTGACGGATCAGCTTGAGCATGGGAAGAAGACGCCGCTAAGATCGAAACAACAGCCTGCGGCACATGCTGCGGCCGGGCCTGGATTCGTTAACAACTGGTAGGCCGTGAACATCCCCAGCGAAATCAGAGCAGCCGACACCATCCGATGGCGGGATGTTCCTGGTGCCGACAATTTGGGGAACGTGATCAGCAGCTCGGATTACACGCTGACCTATTACCTGCGGTTTAACGCCGCCAGTGAAGGCGCAACGGTGGTGGGCAGCGCTTATGGGACCGGGTGGGAGTTCACGATCGCGGCGGCGACCAGCACAGCCTTCGATGCGGGGCAGTGGTACTGGCAGGCGGTTGCGACTAAGACTGGCAGCACGGTGACGATGGGCTCTGGGCAGCTGACGGTGCTGCGGAGCCTGAGCTATAGCGGCACACCTGGCGCGGTTGATGGACGGTCGCAGGCAGAGCAGGACCTGGCAGCAGTGCAGGCCGCGATCCGCGCGATCGTGGCTGGCGGTGTTGCGAAGGAATACACGATCGGCAACCGCAACCTTAAAAAGTACGACATGGCCGATTTGCTGCAGCTTGAAAGTAAGCTCAAGGCTGAAGTGAAGCGCGAGCAAATGGCGGACCTGATCGCCAACGGTCTTGGCAATCCCCATAATCTGTTCGTGAGGTTCTGATGGGATTGCGGACGCGGCTATTTAGGGCGATGGGTTTTGAGCCATTGCGGCCCCAGCGTCGGGCATACCAAGGCGCACGGGTGAGCCGGCTGACTGCGGACTGGGTGACGAGCGGCACGAGCGCCGACAGCGAGATCAAGTCCAGTTTCAAAGCATTGCGCAACCGTGCGCGGCAGTTGGTGCGGGACAACGATTACGCAAGGCAGGCGGTGCGCGCGATCCAGAACAATGTGATCGGTCACGGCATCCGGCATCAAGGTCAGATCAGGATGCAGCGTGGCGGGCGACTTGATGAGGCAATTAATGGTCAGGTGCATGAGCAGTGGGAGCGGTGGATGCACAAAAGCCGCTGCGATGTAAGTGGCCTGCTGGGTTTCCACGACATGGAGCGCCTTTTGGCGCGCAGCATGGCCGAGTCGGGTGAGGTGTTCATTCGGATGATCCGGCAACCATTTGGTGGCAGCCGGGTGCCATTTGCATTGCAGGTGCTTGAGGCGGATTATCTGATTGATGACGATGTGCCACAGGCTGCTGATGGCAATACGGTCCGGATGGGCATCGAGGTGGATGGGTATCTGCGGCCGCAGGCTTATCACTTCTACGCAAACCATCCAGGTGACACATACGCCGGAAATCCTCGGACTAATGGCCGGCGGATTCGGGTGCCTGCTGATGAAGTGATTCATTTGTACCAGCCCGAGCGGCCGGGCCAAACCAGAGGCGTGACGTGGTTCGCGTCGGCATTGATGCGCCTGCACATGCTGCAGGGCTATGAGGAGGCCGAGGTGGTGAGGGCACGGGCCAGCAGTGCGCTGATGGGATTCATCCAATCGCCAGAGGGCGAGCTGGTGGGTGATGAGGTTTATGAAGGTCAGCGCGTGAGTGAGTTCACGCCGGGCGTGTTCAAGTATCTGGCGCCAGGCGAAAGCGTGACGGTCCCCGACCTGAATGCACCTGATGGTCAGCTTGAGCCTTTCACGCGGTCGATGCTGCGGGCCGTGGCAGCTGGCGTGGGTGTGAGCTTTGAGAGCATCAGCAAGAACTTCAGCGAGAGCAACTACAGCAGCAGCCGGTTGAGCTTGCTCGAGGAGCGCGACACCTATCGGGTGCTGCAGCGCTACATGATCGAGAACTTCCACCAGCCGGTCTTTGAGGCATGGCTCGAGATGGCAGTGTTGAGCGGTGCGCTGAACTTGCCAGGCTACGAAACCAACCCCGACCGCTACCGGGCTAGCAAGTGGGTGCCCCGGAGCTGGGAGTGGGTGGATCCCCAGCGTGAAGTGGAGGCATACAAGTCAGCCGTGAGATGTGGGTTTAAGACTTTGGCGCAAGTGATCAGCGAACAAGGCGGCGATCTGGATGATGTGCTCATGCAGCGTCAATCAGAACTGGCCAAGCTTGACGAGCTAGACATCGTGCTGGATACAGATCCGAGCGAAGTCAGTGGTGCTGGGTTGACGCAGGTCAGGCCGGCCGGTTCGATCGATCCGTTTGGTGACACCGAATCGCCAATGGAAGACGAGGAATACGAAGAGCTGTCAGTTCTCGAGGATCCGCTTGAGGATCCAGAGGATTGATGGCGAACGTCAACGGCACTGAGATGGACCTAATGCCGACCGATGGGATGCGCACGGAGGCGCAGCGCTACCGCGATTGGAAGGCTGAAGACGAGCAGGGCGGCACCGAGGTGGCGGCGACCAGGGCAAGCCAGATCCTGTCGGGTGATGAGCTGAGCCCAGACACCGTGATTACGATGGCGGCATGGTTCGCCCGGCATGAGGTGGACAAGCAAGGCGAAGGGTTCAGCCCTGACGAAGATGGCTATCCCTCGCCGGGCCGTGTGGCGTGGGCAGCATGGGGTGGTGATGCCGGGCAAACTTGGTCGAATAGCAAGGCCGATAGAATCAAAGAACTACAAGAGAGAAGCGCTATGGAGATGGAGCGCCCCTATCCGAACGAACACGCTGCGCGATTGAAAGATCCGGGGCAGTATGATTCGCTGCGTCGCGTCAACGATGAAGGCGGCAATGGCGTGGACTTCATCTATGGCATCAAGGAAGGCGAGAGCGAATTGCAGGCAATCCGGTTCCGCAGTTCGATATTTACGGCAGCCGAGGCACGGGCATGGCTGGCCGATCATGACTTCGATGCGATTGAGTTTGAGGAAGCCACGGGTGACGGTGAAGGCCGGAGCCTGACAGGCAAATATCAGCGGGCTGAAATGACCACCTTTGACGAGGTGGAGGATCGGACCTATGAGTTTCCGTTCAGCTCTGAGTTTCCGGTTAGCCGCTACTTCGGCAATGAGATTCTGAGCCACGAGGCAAAGGCGGCTGATCTGAGCCGTCTCAACGATGGTGCGCCGCTGCTGTTCAATCACAACCCAGACCGTGTGATCGGCGTGGTTGAGGGTGCGAGGATTGATAGCAAAGGACGGCGCGGCTATGCGCGGGTGCGGTTCAGCCGCAACCCGTTTGCTCAGGAAGTCCTGAGTGATGTGAAGGACGGCGTTCTTCGGAATGTGTCCTTCGGCTACTCCATCGACAAAATGGAGGAGCGCGGCAGTGGCGACTTTGTTGCTACTGCCTGGGCACCTTACGAGGTGTCGATCGTCAGCGTTCCGGCTGACAAAACTGTGGGCATTGGCCGCGCGTTGACGCCCACAGAACCTGCTGCTTCGGCAGCACCATCCCCTGATCCCCTTCCTTCAATGGAATCCACCACCCCTGATCTGGCCGTGGTGCGGGCCGAAGCCACCGAGGCTGAGCGCTCCCGCATTGCTGAGATCTCTGCCCTGTGCGACAAGCACAACATGGGCGAGATGGGCCGCCAGCTGGTCGAGTCTGGTCGTTCAATCGACGAGGCCCGGGCTGCTGTTCTAGACAAAATGAACATCCCACAGGAGCCTGTCACCATGAGCGC